GTGCTGATACGGGCAAGGGTCAAAGTTAAAATCAAATTCACCGTTTAATTCATCATAAAAATATGGTGGTGTAGCCCAATCGTCTTTATGTGGTATGTTTCTATTTTTCATAATTTATCTTTTTAAATCCGCACAGTCTACAACAATGTATAAACGGCATTAAAACGACCGTTTATACTCAACGTTATCCTATATTAATTTAAGTTTCTCAACATATCCTACCATATTAACAGCACCCCAATGCTTAACAAGGCAATCATAATACTCCGCCTCACTCTCACAATCAGGGCAACGCCACTCTTGCCAATCCTTATATCCTTGCAAAGCGTGTTCTAAGTTATCATAAACTAGATACCTTTTACCATTGTGAAAACCGAACGGGTTGGAATAATTTGACCAACTACAATCAGTACACTCTAAGTTACCGCTCTCTAGCATCATTTGAGCGTACACAATCTCTGCGTGTTCTATTCCATGCCCTTTGATAAGCTGTACAAGTTCTGTTTTATCTTGCGCCCCTACACTCTTACCGATAAGCATTAGAGTAATTAGTATGATAAATAGTAAATATGCGTTTCTATGTTTCATCTGTCTTGGTTTGTTGTGTATATCCCGTAGTTACATATAACAATACAGCCTCTAGCTTTTCAAGAACTTCAAGAGCAGGTACAGTCCATCTTTCTTGGTAATAGTCTCGGCAATAATGCTGCATCCAACTATCGGCTTGTGCATAATCTTCTCGGTCTTCAATTATTTTAGTCTCACCAACAAGGTAGGCACTCTTATCCGCAAAAAAGATTAAGTATTCAAACCCTGTTTCACTATCCCATTTATCACCTTGTTCTACATCACGTTTTTCAACTTGAATTTTAGTTACAGGTAATGTTTCAATTTTATCCTTATGTTCGTGCATTAAGTCAAGAATCATCTTCACGTTTGCAAATCTTTTTTCCTTCTTTGGTTTTGCTTTTATCCGTTTATATTTTCCCATTGTCTTTAGTTTTTAATATGCACCTTATCAGGGTTAAAAGTTTCCCTATTTGGAAACACCACGACGTTCTTACGCTCTCTCAACTTTAATAGCTGGGCTTGAATATGGATGATGTTTTTAAGTGTTTGATTCATTTGTTTAGTTTTAATGTTCGGGGCTAAATTATATCAAACTTTTTTAATACACAAGTTTTTTATTAACTTTCTTTGTTTTACATTTACACCAATAAATCAATTATGAATATAAAACATTACAACATGAAACAAGTAGAACAAGTAAAAGAACTTATTAAGGCGGGTAAATTAGAATTTGAAGTTAGCGATAGTACTAGGTGCTTATCAGACCTTTACCCAGATGTAGAACTAGGACACATGGAAACATACTTTGTAGTAGAAGCATATCATGGAGAGGATAGATATGAATTTATATTTAACTATCAGGGTATAGGCTTATTCGATCCATCTACTAACTGCTATGAAGTAGACCATGAGGAAGTGGATTTATCTACTATCGTCTTAAATGATGATGAAGATACATTGGTAGTAGATAACTATAATGAGATTCAATACTTAATTAATGATGCAATAAGTTTGCAGAATCAAAAAAAATAACTATATTTGTACATAGTCGCCTCTTCACAATAGCGACAAAAGAGTTTTTAACTAACCTCTATAATGAAAGATGAAGTGAAGAGCATCTGGATTTATAGAGGTTTTAATTTTTAATGACATGAGAGAATTAGAAAAGTCCTTTATAGGCAAAGGAGAAGTAAAAGGGTTTAAGTTTACCCAAGTTAAAAAAACTGAATACGGATTTATTTATCTAGTAGAAAGCGATGGTAATACTCATTATGAAGTTTTTAAAAGAGTAGAGAATGATAGATGGGGCTGTATAAGCTACCCTAAGTCTAAAAGTTTTGGCGTTTGGGCTTGGACTTATACCAATATATCAACCGCATCAGAAAAGTTGCTAGAATTCAAAAACGCCGACTAGACATGAAAGAGACAAAAAGAAAAGCATTTAATTTTTATAGGTCTTATTATGATGTATTTAATAGGCTACCAAATGATAAAGATAAATTAGCGTTTATATCTGCATTATTAGATAAGCAGTTCCTAGATGTTGAGCCAAGTGAATTGAGTTTAATTGTTGACTTAGTGTGGACTGCTCAATATGATAGTATTGACCAGCAAGTGAAGGGGTATAAACATAAAACTAATGACCCTATGCAAGGGGGTAGGCAAGGGGGTAGGGTAACCCCTGCCGTACAAGAGAAAGAGAAAGAGAAAGTAGAATACACTATACCCGAGTTTGAAGATTTTAAAGCGTATGCTCTAACAAAAAAACCAAAGGTTAGCCTAAGTCATTTAAGATTGAAGTACGATAGTTGGATTGAGAACGGTTGGAAAAACGGAAACGGTAAACAGATTAAGAACTGGAAGAGTAGTTTACTAAACACCTTGCAGTACATTGAGGAGGTAACGCAGAACGGTAGTAATGATTATGCTAGTAATGTAATGAGACAAATACAAGACAAATGATTGAACAAAAAAGAGCAAGTCTAAATACTTTAAAAGACTATCGAGACGGTAAGATACCTAAAGGGCTAGGTATAGGATGTGAATTAGATGACTATGTAAGATTTAAATATGAGCAAACTAATATCATACTAGGACATGATAACGTAGGTAAATCTTATTGGGCTATGTGGTATTTTCTGTGTCTAGCTTTAAGACATGATCTAAAGTTTGTAATGCTTATGGATGAAAATAAGACGTACAAGGTCATACGAGATATGATACAAATGTATTACGGTCAAGAGTTTATGAGTCTAACACACCAAGAGATAGAAGAGTGCAACGATAAAATAGAAAGCCACTTTTATTTTGTAGACAACAGAAAGGAATATAAACCAGAAGATGTGTTAAAGATATTTGAGTCTGTAGGAGATTTTGATGCAGGTATAATTGATCCCTACAACGGACTAGATAGTAGCTTCTCTTACGATATAAACTACAAAAATATGAGAGCGTTTAGATTATTTTGTAAGAAACTAGAGAAAACTATTTACGTTAATTGCCATCCCGCCACAGCATCAGGCAGACGTGGAGCAAGTTACCCAGAGAGTCATGATTGGGCTGGTCATACTATGCCACCAATCAAATCAGATATTGAAGGGGGCAAGCCGTTCACAAACAAAGTAGATGATTTTATTATAATTCATAGACTAATAGACCACCGCACTATGTGGTTCTACACTATGGTAGAAGTTAAGAAAGTAAAAGACACTGATACTGGAGGTAAGCAAACGTGGATAAATGAACCCGTACTATGCGACTATAACAAAGGGTGCGGATTCATTGTAGGAGGTAAAGACCCTTTAAAGGGATATAGATACCACGACCAAAAGAATAAACCAGAACAAACAACAATAAAGCCTAATGATAACTTCGAGGGCTTTGATAATTTCTTAGAAGATGATACCTTACCTTTTTAAATTACTACTATGGATTCCTAATCCAGCCCAATTAATAATATTAATAATCGCTGGTATCGTGTCTGCTTTCATAGAATGTCACGAGACTAATAAGAAATTTTGTAATGATGATTTTTGATAGTGAAATATATCCGAATCGTTTTAAGCCTGTTTACGGGCTTATCTTTAAGTCAGGTAATACTATGTACTACTTTAGTGGTTTTAACCTCTTAGAAGCGACCGCAGATAGTAAAAAATGGTGGTTTAGAAGTTTATCCGAGAATGATAGCAGAGAATATTGCAGAACGGTTAAAGAATTATTAGACGCTATGGATCAAAAAAAGATAGTATCTTGTGGAGAATTTATGAAAAACAAATAGACATGACAGAACTAAATGAAATAAAACAGAAATCTTGCGTTGATTATTTAATAGGCAAAGGATTTGAACTAGATAAACGCAGCAACTCTAGGTACTCCTTTTTTTTAAGCCCTTTTAGAAATGAGAAAACAGCATCCTTTTGCGTTAACAATAGTAAAAATACTTGGTTTGATTATGGGGCTGGTTTTGGAGGAGATGTTATTAGGCTCGTTGAATTGATAGATAGATTAGATTTTAAAGAGGCTATATCTTTTTTAAGTGGCTCAGTATTTGAAAGCGTTAAACCTAAAGCTGTTAAGTCTCCGATAAAGATAATCAGCGAATCAGAGTTAAGCAAAGCGTATCTAATTAGCTACTTGAAAAGTAGACGTATCAACATACAAATAGCAAAAAAGTATTGTAAGGAAATAGCATTTGACCTAAATAATAAAACTCAGTACGCTATCGGATTTAAAAACGATAAAGGGGGCTATGAGTTAAGGAATAAATATATCAAAATATCAACTAGCCCGAAATGGTTTACAACAATAAAAGGCAGTAGTAAGGTTCATATATTTGAGGGCTTTATAGACTTTCTGAGCTTAATGTCTAAGTACAATAAAACACCTAAAGATACGTGCATAGTTTTAAACTCTGTGTCTTTTATTGATTCCGTTGAGAATAAAGACGGTGCTATATTTTACGGAGATAATGATAAAGCTGGTGATGAGTGCTTTAAGAAAATAAAAAACGGCGTAGATAAGCGTAGTATATTTAAAGGATATAACGACATTAACGACTGGATAGTATCAGAATAAGATACTATTTTAGTACGTCAAAATCCTTACCCTTTGCACTAGGGTGTAATGATCTAAACTTAACGTAATCACTAAACGTCTTATTGTTTATCGTGTACGTTGTGTTACACTTAGTACAAGCCATATAGTTTTTAACCGTACCAGCTGCTGTTGCGTAAGGTTTACCATTAACTTTAACGTGAGAACTCTTGCACTCAGGACATTGCCACTTCTCGCCACCAGTTAATACATTGAAGTTAGTTTGAGGATAAACGTAAGGTTGCAGCTTCTTAAATACTTCTCTTAGCGTTATTATATCGCCATCGCCATACTCTAACATTCTGTCTAGTGCTGCTCTATCTTTATTGATTATTACATCTATCCAAGTTTGTATCCCTCCAGGATCTAACTTAGCCGTCAAACTAAAGTATCTAGCGACCTCCGCTAACTTATTAGATGGTAAGTTTAAATATCTTTTACATAGCTTTAAAGTATCAACTTCATTATAGCTAGGCTTCATATCTAAACCATGATACGCTGCTCTAGTTCTTATCCATTTAATGTCGAACCGTTTACCATTATGCGCTACTATCTCATGCGCTTTGTCTAATTCCTTAATAAACTTTTTGAGTAGCTTCTTATCACATTGCTTCTTTAAGCCCCAATCTAAGTTTTGTACTGGTTCATCATCCCATGCCCACGATACGCTAATGATTTGCGTATGTCTCATTATTTGACTAGGGTTTATTGTTTGATTCCAACCAGGTCGCCAAAAATGACCTTGACAAAATGATGTTTCGACGTCGTAAAAAAGGCGCTTTTTCATAGGGTTATCGTTTTTTGATTAGGGCTAAGATAGTAATTAAAACGACACCACCAAATAAAAGCCAAAAGTACAAAGGTATTTTATTGGATATAACATTGTTTAGTTTCTCAACTTCAATAGGTATCACGCTTATAATAGTATCGCCTTTACACTCGCCCTCTATAAAGATGCTGTCGCTATGATAAAATTGACGAATAGTAAGACGGTCATTATTAATAATAATAGTGTCTCTAAGTCTATCATAGAAAGTCTCTTTACTAAATACCGTATCTTTTTTAATAGTCTCATATGTTACCGTGTCAATTACATTTATAGTATCTGTCTGTGCTAGTTCGGGATGCTTTTTAATAAGCCGTTGTAGTTTCTTTTGAGGGGAACAACTTAACAAAGTTATTAACATTAACAAAAAAAAGTATCTCATGGTGGAATAGTTTTGTATCTTAGTGCTGTTCATTTGTTTTGATGTCGTTGTTAATGGTCACGCAAGAACAACGGAGAAAGGGGTAGCGTTCTGTTATCCCTTTTTTATTTTCACAAGCGGCTTAGATTGTAAGCAACTATCAGAATATCCGTATTTATCCGCATACTCTCTAACGTCAAAACTAGGACAGCTTTTTTTATTTAATTGATTGTGACCTGCTAATATCAAATTAGGATAGAGCTGTTTATATTCTCTAAATAATCTTAGCACCTCTACCCATTGGTCAATGGTTAAAGTATCTTTAGGCTTACCATCTTCACTCATACCGCCCTCTAGACATACACCTATAGAATTATTATTATATCCTAACGTGTGTGCTCCTGCTCTATTTAAAGTCCTACCCTCTTGTCTTGTACCGTCAAATTTAATGTAGTGATTGTAACCAATACCAGCCCATCCTTTAGCTTTATGCCATCGGTCTATATCATCAGCGTCTATATCCATTGACTCCTTAGTATAAGCGCAATGAATTATAAGATACTTAATCTCTCTATTTGCTTTGAATAGTGCCATTACGATCTCTTGAATATAACAACACTAAACTAACAGCCCAAAAACCACCAACCTCTGTGAGTGTCGCAACCTCATAAAATACCATAAATAAAGTTATCAGTATAATAAGCACACCTATTGCGCTTGTTTTCCAGTTCTTAAATATTCTTTCTATCATGATATTAGCGATATTATTTTATCCTTAAATAAAGCGATAGCAGTCAAAAACCCTGCCACCGTCCACTTGAATTTCTTATCCTTTTTAATGTACTCCGCGTTCTCATCTACTCGACTTATTAAGCCGCTAGTGTTAAACTCATCCCCTAATAAAGCCTTTTTGATGTCTCTAACATCAGTCTCTATTTTATCAATCTGCTCTTTCATTATGTAACTCTTTTACCTTTTCATTTAATCTATTATATCTTTTATCCATTCTATCTTCAAGCGTATTCTGTTTATGGTAGAACTCACTAACGAACCAACTAGCCACAATGAGAAACAACACTAAGCCTAGTGATACATTTATCTTGTGGTCTAGTTCTTTAAAGTTCATATCAAGGCGTTAATGTGCTTATATCTTGATTTAATACATACACATAATCAAATGTACCAGTATCTCCACCGTTTCTAGTGTTTCTATCAGAAGCAGCAAGGCTAATAACAGGATCAGCCCCACCAGTAACAACACCGCTAACATCTAAAGCTGTGGCTACCGATACCCATGCAGAACCATTCCAATAATAAAACGCTAGAGTTTCTGCGACCCTATCCCATATTATTTTATAAGTGCTATTAAGTGTTGCTGTTGCCGATATGTAGTTATGATTTACGCTACCACCCTCTCTAGTTCTAAAAAACATTTGATTAGTAGCTGACTCATTACCGAAATAAAAACGATTATCATTATCCCACCATATAGCTACCTCATATTGCGCTAGAATAGTTGTAGTATCTGTGTATGATAGCTGACAAATAACGACAACTGTGCCCTCCGTAAAGGTTTGAACGGTTGTTATATTATTTTCTCTAGCTGGTTGTACAGATGTAGCTGTGTGTGCGCAGTTCCATCTAGCCGCTGTTCCAGGCATATCAAAAGTAACACCATTAGCAGAACCTAAATTAGTTAGTGTCCAGTCTGTGCCAAGCGTACCCCTGTTAAATTGATCTTCAAAAATAACATTATTACTACTACTACCCCCCATAGAGAAAGTGTCATAGTCGTATAAACCCACCGTATTAGATGAACTTACAAGTATAGGCTCTGGTTTTATTACTACATTAGCCATACTACGCCTTATAGTTATTGTGAACGTCTGCGCTTCCTGTAGTAGCGTCTCCAACGGTAACTAGACATCTAACATACTGACCAAATACAATACTAGACTTTAACATATAAGAAGTAGAAGCAGCCCCTACGGTAATCTCTACAGCGTTACCACTTGAATCTTCTACATCATGCCAGTTAGAATCATCACAAGACTCTTGTAGTTTAGCCGTTGTAGTAGTACCGTCAAAACTACCGTCTGTTACTATTTGAAATGCAACCTTTTCTAAGTCTGCGTTATCCATGTACACCGCTTGTGTACCGTTTGAAAAATTAATTGTTTTAGCCATGTTTTATTTATTTGTTATTTATTTATTTATTTTAATTATTACGGAGCATCTGCAACCCTACTACCTAGAACCATATTAGATGAGTCTAAATGCTTACTATCTACACTATTGTAAAATCTCCACTCGTTAGCTACATCACTATTAAAGTTATCACTAGCATTATCTCCTAACCTCCACCAAGCTACCATACCAGAATTGCTAGTTAAAGACGTTAAATCTGTAGGCTCTCCGCTATTGTATATTTGTAACGCATCGCTTAACGCCATTGTGTAATCTTCATAGATAGAAATGTCTTTAAGATTGCCGTTATTAAACAAGCTAGGAGTAGGTTGTATAGCACCCACCGTAGCCTCAACGCTGTTAATAGTTGTTAGTGTTCCTAGCGTGTTATCTGTTACGGTGGTAGATATTGCTACACCATCTACATACATAACCATTGCGCCAGCTAAAGAACTTGTAGACTTATAGCATAAACAATGATGCCAGTCTCCGTCATTATAAGTGTTAATGCTTTGTAACGCTAATTTACTACCGCCACTATTAGCAAACTGGAACCTGATTTTGCCTGATGTCATTATAACCTGCCACCCTCTAACAGGTGGTACGCTAGTCCATTTACTTACAAACGCCTGTATCCCTGACTCTGTTGTTTTAAACCAAAAGCTAACAGCCATTTCTTTATCATAATCATAGCTATAATAAGCAGAACTATCTACCTTTAATAGTTGGTTAACACCATCAAATAAAGTACTGAAAATATTATAAGGTGTAACGGGTACGCAATTATTAGTATTATCTGTTATTGGTGTAGCACATTTGTTAAAATTAAAAGGCTGTTTTAATGAGAATGATGCACGTACTCCGCTTATCCTGTCCTGTAAATCTTCTGTTAGAAATTGATAGTTAACCGTTTGATTAGTGTAAAAAAATGCCTCTCCACTTTCTCCTATAAATTCAAAGCGTTCCATTAAATAGATAAAGTCTGTAGCTATTTGCAGACAATCACTTTTTACCTCACGCTCGTTAGTTCTATCTTTTTGCACTAAGTCAACTATCCACAAATTAAAGTTAAAATACATAGCGCCGCCCGTACTTGTGGGATCTTGTTCCTCTAAGTAAACACAAGGATATATTATATCTCCTGCTTGGTCTTTCTCCAGGAACTGCGAAATAGTACCGCTATCAAACGTATGAGTTTGGTAATGGTTATTTGCTATTACTTGTATTCTGTTTACTATTTGATTTAGTGTGGTCATTCTTTGACTTAAAGTATTTATCTAACTTCTTTTCAATTTCTTTTTTACTCTGGTATTTTTTACCCATATCTTAACCTAAATATAGCCCCCCTACGTGTCTAGCTTTTTGAGGGTGTACGTCTCCATCATCTGTGTTATCTGTGTACTCTGGTAAATCATCTTGCTTTTCACATAGCCACATATCTAACCTAGCCTCCCATGCTCTAGCCTTAGCCTCAAACTTATCTGATAATCTTTGATAGTCTATTATCTGTCCTGCTTGTCCGTTAGAATTACCTTGTTTAATTACACCGTTGTTACGCATCTTTAAACTGATAAAGTCTGGTACGTCTGCTAATACTCTAAACATTAGAATATTCATCACAAAGGTATTTAACAACACATCGTAAGGGCTAGGAATTGGAGTGCTGCTAGTTTCAAACGCTTGAACATCTGCAATAAGTTTATTATACAAGTCCGTTCCTAATCTTGAATGAATATAAATCTCTTGTGCATCTCTTATTAGTGGCTTGATAATCTTCTGATCTACATTGCCGTCTAAAGGGCTGTATTCCTTTATTGCTCTTTCTGATATTAAATAAGTAAATGCCATCTATTTTTCTATTAATTCTTGTCTCCAAATGTGTCTACATGACGGGCTGATAGGTTTATTCTTTCCACGATTCCAAAAACCGCCACGTCTTAACCATACGTCTCTACCTGTTATAGCTGTTAGTTGGTCAATCTCATCTTTAGTATAAACTCTATTTAATGTTATTAATCTTCTACAAAAGTCTCTAGTACCTTTAATGATAGGAGACGTACCAGCGTCTGCACTCGATCTAAGCACATATCTATAAACCACCTCTAGTTCGATAGTCTCTGCTACTTCTTCTCCTTCTGGTGTAAGTTCTCTGTTTACGTCTGGCTCGTTAGGTTGGTTGTTTACTTTAACGTCTAGCAAACCATCGTCAACTAGCTTTGCTACGCTCTTTGTAACGCGATCTAAAGACGTGTTTAACGCTTCTGCTACATCTGCTAAAGGAAGTGTTTTATTGTCCTTTAAAATAGCTAATACCTTATTGTCAAACTCCGTTGTTTCAAAGTCTAGTCTAAAACTATGCTCATCAATTATTAAGGCATCATCTACAATTTCAAGTTCTTTAGAGAATAATACTTTCACGTTATCAGCAGGTCTGCCGAATTTAGACATCAATAACATTAGGTTATCTAGTCCTTTATCTTCTTTAGCGTTCTGTATAGTGGTAGATGACTTGCTAACCGCACCGCCTTGCAGTCCTACTATATTACGTATCTCCTCCGCTGTCATTGTCTCTAGTACCTTAGTCGCGACTAATGGCGATATAGTACCTAATGCATCCGCAACACTATTACTAGATACGTCACTATCTAATTTAGGAAGCCCTGCCATTTCTCTAAGTTCTTGCGTGGTAGCTATCTGTAATAAAGCCGACTCACTTAAAACCTCTTTAATAGGTTGCACCCTTGCCATAGTCATATACTTGACATCGTACAACTCTTTAATAATATTATTTAGAATCTCTTGCCTACCATCTACATAGTTAGACTGAAAGACTTCCATCTTTTCTATAATCTCTGTACGGTTGCCAAAACTACTATTAGTTTCAACTCCAAAAAGTGCAGGACTTGTGACTCTATGCCCTGTAAATATCATTGACCTTGTTTGATCTAGCAACTGCATGAACTGCTTATCAAAGTTATTAGGCATTAAGGACTCTATCTTAGTTTCTCCCTCTCCCTCTTCTTGCCAAATGATAGCAACACCACCAGCTTCCTTTGCTCTAGTGCCTTGAAATTGGTTACGGATAGCTTTAGCCGTTTCCTTTGCCGCTTCCTCTCCTGGATATTGACCGCTTAAAGCGATAACCGTACCACCCATAAAACCGTTCTCTAAGTGGTTATAGTGATACTCTGCTATCTTCTTATCTATCTCAATGTAAGGAACTGCACCAACATACTCAGGGAGTGCGTAGTGCTTCTGCCCTGCTCTGTGAACGGTGTAGTATAATAGCTGTGCGCCTTTCTTATTGTTCTTATCAAACTTACTCCAAGATTTAAAACCCTTTTCTCTGTTCTCTGGTGTGTCCTTTTTAATCTTACTCCAATCAGGAGAATAGTAAAAAGTTTCCCCATCAGGAGATATACGCACTAGACTATTATCGACATGGTATAAATCAAATTTACCATTTGGCTTCCATATTACCTCTAATGCAATAGTGTTAAATAACTCTAAGTCTAAAGCTACTTTAGACATAACACTTTCTAGTGTCTCATCAGGATTAGCGTTATTTTTTATCTGCCTAGCATCTGCAATTTGTTGTACGGTTTTAAGCATATCCGTATCAATGTCAATACCACTACCAGCAATGTAATTAACTTTACCCGTAATTATAGCGTTATGAATAGTAGAACTATTATACAAGTCAATTAATACTTGTGGGTAGTCGTTCTTATCTCCAAATAATACTATATCATTATTAGGCTTCTCAACAAAGTTAGGTAACTCATGCTTATTTAAACCTATAAAAAGAGGTCTGTTATGTTCTTTACTCTGGGTCATATTGTACGTCTATTTCGTCTAGTGTGTAGGTGGTATCTGTGTCTGATGCACCGCTTAATACTTTAACCATTCCTGTCTCTACCGTTTCATCTGCTAGGGTTACATCTAAATTAGTTGTGCTACTTTGAGCGTATACGGTGTAATCCCATTGCCCTACATCGTGGAGCGTTACCGTTCCATTTAATCTATCTTGTGTAGTATTCTCTATGATGTCAAATAAATTAAACCTATCTGTGTTGCATGATGTATCATCTGCAATGAATGTAATATTGTACTGCGTTTGCACATTGGTAAAACTAAACAAGTAAGTAGGAGTGCTTATTGTAGTTTTTTCGCTTAGTGTTAAAGCAACTTTATTAGTAGTATTATGATAAATCAGAATCATTAATTAAGTCTATGATTGCTTTTTTAGGCATATTAATTACTACATCTAGTCCTTTCTCTTCTGCTATTTCTATCAATTCCTTTTTAGTTTTATTAGCTAGTTTCTCGCTAGTAGTTAAAGGGAATGACATTCTTTTAGGCTCTTCCAAACTTTCTGGTTTTTCTATTGGCGTTTCTTTTACCTCTTTGCTATCTTCAAAAATGTAGTGAAAGCCTAACGCTTTGTATCTATCGTATTGACTAGGATCGTCAACAATTACAACTCTACCTGTTTTAGGTGTGGTTATAATAGCATCTATAAAAATATCTTTAATCATACTAATAAATATTATTATTTGTTTTTTGTAACAGAATTTAATTATAGAGCATAAAAAAGCCCACGCTATTAACGTAGGCTCTTAATTATATTAGGATATTATTACAATAAACCTGCAATGATAGAACTATCAACTTCTGGTGCTGCTAGTTTCTCCTTACCTTGCAACTCAATAGTCCAGCCGTTCATATCTTCTCTATTGATACCTGACTGACCAGCCGTTGTAGGGGTCATATCTAAACCGCTATCAGCACCTAAGAAATAGTATCCGCCATCTTCCTCTTGTACAATCGCTGCACCTGTGAAGTTAGCTAATGCTAAAATCTCTGTTCTAATAGCTGCATCCTTTTTGTGGATTTTAAGTCTTAGTGTCTGATCCCATGCTACAGTTCTATTTTCTCTAGCACCTGCAAACGTCTCAGTCCAATCGCTGTCCTCTCTTTGTACTTCATACTCTTTTAAAACAACACCACTTGCAAGGGTAATACCTGTTACAAGTCCAGCGCTATTTTGAGCGTATGATGTAATATCAGAGTGTTCAACCATGTACACCGTCTTAACTCCACCACTTGCTCTATCGCAGCTTAAAGTATATCCCGTTAATGTTACACAACTCATATTTATATTTTTAAATAAGGAGAGGGAACTAGCCCCCTCCTATTACTAACTTAATTACTCTGCGTAGTAAACTACTAACTCAGGGAACGCAAATTGAACACCAAGTTTAAACTCAACTTTCAATTTGTGGATATCATCATCCTTAGAGAACCACATATCAAACTGCTCTTCTTCATTTTCTAAATCTTGCCCTACAATCATATTCTCTTTGTAAGTACAAACGATTCTGCTTTGTCCTGTCAATCCTGGAACTACTACAATCGGAATATTAGTATAAAGTACTTTTCCGTCTGTTCCATCTTCTGGTGCATCCCATCTGTTATTCAATGAGAAGATAGCTTGGTTGTATTGATCAAACCAATCTCTACCCATAAATACAGTTAATCCTGCTTGGTCTCTGATTTCTTCTGGAATATCCAAAACAAATTGCTTAATTACAGCAACTTCGTTTCCAGTAAATGCAGTACCACTAGATGAACGTACAGCACCTGTAGAGTTATCAATAAGTTTATTAAACCCATCACATAACGCTAAGTTACCAGAACCTGCGGTGTCTCCTCTCCACAAAAGTTTCTCAACTTCATAAGCAATCTTCTCAGACATATCATCAATAAAGATTGAAGGGATATCAGACTCATCATAAGTAGATCCTGGAGAAAGTAATTTTTGAGTAAACTTAGACTCTAGTGTTTTCATACACATTTCCTCATTTACCTTAATCTTACATACCGTAATAGTACGTTGTGAGATATCTCTAGTACCTGATGCGTTAAATCCGCAAGTGCCACCAGCTTGGAAAGTAATGTCTCCACCGATATAATTAATAGTTTCAGCAGATTTAATACCTGTCTGATGCGTAACGTGCATCATAGTTTTAGCACCTACTACCGCTTTTCTAATGAGTTCCGCTGGTTCTTCTGTATAATTACTTAAAGCGGAAACGTCAAAATCAAAATTAAATTTTTTCATTTTATCTTTTTCTTAATTGTTTTTTAAACTCTACTATTCTAGACATAGTCATACCAGCCGTCTTTGGTTTTTCTGTAGGCTGTACTGCGCTAAAGTCCATTAAGACTTCAACAGCTTCTAACACTTTGTCTAGTTTGTTTTCTGCCTCTACTTTGTAAGCAGCAAATTCATTTTTAAGTGCGTCAAAATCTTCTTTAGATGCTGACTCAATAGCAGGTTCTGCAACCTCTTCTACCTCCTCAACTTCTGCTTCAAATTTCTTCTCCACTTCTGTACGCTCGATTACTGACTTAGGAGAAGGCGCATCTGCTTTAGGTGCAATATCGCTCATCTCTTCTTCTGATACTTCAACCGTCTCTCCCGTTGGAGTTAGCACGTCATCAATGACACCGCCAACCGTTACGATAATACGTCCATCTTCTAGCTCATGCTCTCCATCTTCTGCTGGAACTATGTTACCTTCTGCGTCTGGCATGGTAACAGCAGCACCAACTTCAACACCTGGTTCAATGCTAAGCATAGTACCATTTGAGGTAGGGACATCAATAAAAGAATTAGTAGAAGTACTAGAGTCTAAATCTGCAAGAGCTTCGTTAAATGCTTCACTAACGGTCTTACGATCTGCTGCATCTACATCTACGAATAGCTTTGTAAATTTTTCTTTAAAACTCATATTAATTAATAATTATTAGTACATTAGTAAATATTTTTATTATCTTTGTGTAACAATTTTGAACTTATGACAAAGGGAAAGGCACGTTCAATGTTACAGAATCATATAAATAGGATGACTGAAATAGACGGTTATTTTATTCTGCCTATAACGGACGAAGTGGTGTATAGTGAGGTAGATGGAAACTTAACTTTAAATCAATATACATGGTCGTATTTAATAAAAATAGCTTATGAGTAAGATAATTAGACAGGTAACACTAGACAGCGCAACACGTAGAAAGGATAGAAGCGTTAAATTGTCATTTACTACAACACTAGAACAAAGCACTCAAGAATTTATGGAGTGTGATGAGATGGTAAACGGCATAGGTATCTTATACTTTAAGAATGACGGAGACTTAACACAAGCAGAAATAGATTTAATAGATGACTGCGATATAGAGTTAGAGGGCAAGACTAAAAGCCAAAGATTAAGGAATGTATTATACTTACTCCATGCTCAATCTGATTCTACAAAAGATTTTAAGCAGTTTTATAGTGATGTAATGGAGCAAGAGATAACACGATTTAAGAAGATGCTGGATAGTGAATAACGGACTTGGGTATGAAATGCGAAGCAAAGCGAAGTTTTTTATACCCTGTGTTAGCTGACGAAGTGAACTGTAAATTTTATGGAATTTGATAAAGATATAACAACCGCAAAAAAATGCCCTTACTGTGGCAAGAAACCCGATTACGTGGATAGTGCCGTGATATACGGTAAAAGCTATGGAATGGTTTATTACTGCAAAGACTGTGATTCCTATGTAGGTGTTCATCACGGCACGAGTAAGCAAGCGTTGGGAAGGCTTGCAAATAGGGAATTGCGGGAGGCAAAAAAGAAGGCACACTTTTACTTTGACCAACTTTGGCGTAAAGGAATGAAACAGGGCAGAAGAAAGCACGAAGTTAGAAACTCTGCTTACGCTTGGTTAGGTAAGCAAATAGGAACGCCAAAGGAATTTACGCATATAGGAATGTTTGACGTTGAACTTTGCAATGAAGTTGTGCGGGTTTGCAAGCCTTATTGTGCGAATAAAATTTATTGCAGCTAACTAAAATATAGACAGCGTTTTAATGCTGTTTATGGTTCGTTATTTCTTAAACTCTGATTTGATAATAGCGTCAATCTCTTTTAGTATCTTATCTTCTTTAGTCTCTGTATCTTCAATCTCATTAAATAAGCCCTCCACAGAGAATCCTTTAAATTGACCAGTCTTAACAAAGTCATTCCAAATAGTGTCATTATCTACGTGCATAGTAACATACCAAGTCCCCTCTGGATTGTCAAAGCCTTTAGGATCTGATATGCCCCTAGCCTCATCAGTTATAAAAGACTCCACTACATATACGTCAGTAGCTAGTGTATTAGGATCGTGCATAACATTAACGTTATTACTAAATCCTTTACGGTGGTATTTCTTACTGATATCTGAGATAGTGTCTTTAGAGAAATATACATAGAAGTCTCCACGTTCTGCATCGTGTCTGTATATCTTTAAGTCTGGTATCATAGCAGCCCCCATGATTAACCGCTTCTCATTGTCAACACTTTTAAAAGCTAGTTTATTCTCTTGACTATTAAACGCCATCCAATTCTTCATGATTGCAGGTTGGTCAACTAACGCTATGAAGTCCACCCCCGTTTCATCTTCTAGGTTATTTTCTATAACTATCTCAAATACTTTTACCTTATCCATACTATTAAATATTATTTTATTTGTTTTGTAACTATTCCACCACCGTAGCACTCTCAACTATATTATTAACTGCGCTCTGTGTACTGCTTATATCCGTTTCAGTTACGAATACTTTAACAGGCTCAGGCGTCCCCGTTGTATTACCATTTATGATAGTACTGCCGTTACCTACTGAGTTAATCGCTACACCGCTTGAAGCACTAGAACTACCTCCGCTTGTACCTGCTACTTGTGGGCGTGGTTTTTTAAGTAGTGCCGCTGCACTAGCCATATTAGCTAGTATAGTAGCAATACCACTAGAGAATTGAGCAATACCAGCTAAACCTCCCGTAGGTGCGTTTAATGGGTTGCCTTGTGATGCTGCTGTTAATGAACTGATAGCCTTTGCTGTATCTATTGCTATCTGCGCTAGTGTAATATCTTTCTGTACTTTCTCCGCTTTGTCTGCATCACTTATTAATAACTTAGTTGCTGACTGCGCACCTGCTATGACGTTATCTGTAATCTGCTGTTTAGCTTCTGCTATTGCTCTATCTTTCTCTAATTCTTTCTCCCCTGCTTTATCTCTAATCGCTTGTAGTTCATCCGCTTGTGCTTGTTCTAGTTCAGCCGTATCAATACCATATTGTCTAGCTTGTTCTATTAATCTAAAGTACTTATCATTGACCGCTGTTATTTCTCTCTCCTCCTCTGTTAAAGACCTTTGGAATCTTTCCTCTGCTTCATCTTCTAACGTTTGTCTAAATTCCCTTTCTTGGTCTGCTAGGTTTTTACGCCTTTCAGCTTCAATCTGCGCTTCTTTCTCTGCCTTTGCTTTTAGTCTTTCCTCTTCTTTTTTATCCGCTTCCTCTTGTGCTTTCCTAGCATCCTCCTCTTGTTTCCTTTTCTCCTCTTGCGCTTTTTTCCACGCTTCGTTTGCCCTATCTTGTGCTGCTTTCTGTTTCTTTATCTCACGTATCTCCTCATCCTTTGCAGCTTTATCTTCTAATACAGCTATGTCTTTTATCTTCTTTTCTGTTGCTGCCTTGCTTATTCTAGCTGTAGCAATTTCCAAGTTACCTAGTATTTCCCCTTGCTCCTGGACTACCTTAAATTGATTGTCTAGTATCTCTTGATTAAAGTCTGCTAAGTCTTGTAACGCAACTTTTTGCTGTGCTAGGTTATCTAATACAAAGCCTAGTTTCTCCTTTTCTAATTCCTCAATGCTTTTACCTGCTGCTTGTGCTTTACGTATCTCAAAATCATAACGCTCCTCTTCTGCTTTCTTAGTTTCATCTAAACTCTTAACTACGCTTTCTAGTTTCTCGCGTTCTGCTTTCTTAACTGCTGTCGCTGCTTTCTGTGCTTCAATTCTTTGCGCTTCCGCTGCTCTCTCTGCTGCATCAGGTATAATATCAAACGCCTCTGCTATTGCCTCAATACCTGCTTTCATTAACTTGAATTGCAAGATTAAAGGAGCAAGTACCACGCTCATAATCTTCTTAGCCTTATCACTAAAGGCTACAAATCCAGCCGCTAAAAGTCCGATAGCTGTAACTATCAATCCAATAGGATTGGCAGACATAACCACGTTTAGTACACGCTGTACAACCGCTTGTGCTTTGGTTACTACGTTAAGTTTTCTCATCGCAGCAGTAGCCGTACTGATATCTCTAATACCAGTGCTTAAAACCATTGCAGCTTGAACTTTCAATAGTTGCTGCTCTAACTCTGCACTCTCAACACCTACTAAAGCAGTAGCACCTTGAACCGCTGCAAATCCACCAGCAACACCACTAACTGCATCTAGTCCAGCCGTAAAACGCTGTTCCATGTCTAACGTCTCAAAGGCTAACTCTAAATTAGCTACCTCTGTTTTCGCCTTACTTATTTCAGCGGCTAGTTTATTAAACTCTTTACTTCCAGCAGGTAGTTTCTTTAACGCTGCTAAATCTCTTTCTATCTGTTCCTCTAAACCTCCTAGTGTTTTAGTAGCCCCGTCTATAGACTTAGCAAAGTCATTAGCACTCTTTTGAGCGTCTTTAGTGTTAAACTCTAAACTAGCTTGTATTTTCTTTTCTGCCATTATGCGTTAATTAAATAATATTCAACACCTGCCTCTGCTACTGTGTTATTGTCTGATACGTCTTTTACTTGAAATTTTATATCTGTTCCAGCTTCACAAATAATACCACCATCAAAAGTAACATTGGTACCTGCCCCTGTTTGAAGTTCAAAAGCCCTAATACAATTAAACACGCCTCCGCTTGGTCTTTTAAGTAAGCATATAGTTGCACTACCAGCTGATCCGTTAGCTCTCGTTATTCCAACCCTTGCACGTTTGATTATCATCTTCTTACCATCAGGAACGGTGTAAGCGGCTATCTGACTTTGATTATAGCCAACAGGTACTTTAGCAAATACTACTGATGTTGTACTAGTTGCTCTACAAGTAATTATACCCGCATTACTACCACCACTACCAGCTGTTAATACTTCAACCTTGTTAACCCGCCACCAACTACTACTAGACGTTACGGCTACTGCCCCTAATAATGTTAAATCCTCTGTCTCATACTCCTTAGATGATGATGTCTTTAAGCCTGTTATCCTTACCGTCCTTGCCCCTGTTCCTACCGCCGTATCATTCACACTAGCACTAAATACCTCAATAGTCTCTGGCGTGAATGATAAAGGCTGACCAGCATAAATGCCTCCTATTTCTGTTATATCCTCTGGCGTTGAGCCTGTGTCTATGTCTGAGTTACGCCCGAATTTATCACCGATTGTATAGTTCGGCACTTCCCCTAGTGCGACCTCTGTACCAAAATCACTAACAACTTGCGACCCTCCAGCATTAAGCCTTTGAGGCGTTCCGTTAGTTCTTAGATCAGCAACTAGAAAAAAGCTAGATTGACCAGTAGCACCGTTTGTATATGAAATTCTAAACCCGTCTAAGGCTGGAGCTAACTTAATACGCACAAACCCCCTGTCTATATCCACTTGGTTATAACTAAACGTTTTTGATAGTATCACTGTAGGGCTTCCAGCGTTTGCATCGTCTGTAAAGTCTATAACTATTCCATCTTCTTGGCTCTCAACGTCTGTAGCTATTAGCAAATCTATTTCATTAAACCCGTCACTATCTACCCAACTTGAAGTATAAGTACTAGAAGCTGTTAACGTACTACTTGTGCTAACCGCCGTACCGTCTGCTGGAACTGCTACATAATCGCCATCGGGCTGCTTACCTCTTGTTATAGATTGCACCAATGCCGCTTGGCTAAATATACTAGGATTAACACCAACAGGAAACACACTTAATTTGTCTGAGCTTCCAAAGGTTTGTTTAATCTCCATTGAAGCATCATTAACTACTCCTCCTGTGTTATTAGTCCATTTAAATCTCATCCACCTTTGACGGCAAATTACATTAAACAAATAAAAAGTACCGTCTGTATAAGTAACAGGTGTGCTTAATTGCGTGGGTGCTGTTGTGTTGTTTACTTTTGACTCTATAGTCATTGTTAGTCCAGCTGTGTCCGAATAGCCGCTAAATTGGACTTTATCAACGCCCTCCATATCTAACCACCCGCTGTCAATTTCTGCCGTATCTGCTAAAGTTGATTGGTAGTCTGAATAAATTATTGTAGATCTCTGCGTACTGTAACTCATATTATACTATATTATATTGTGTTCCGTCGGACTCTAATTCTACGGAGTCGTTTAAACTTGTTAATGTTATTGTTGTACTGCCGTCTATGTCATCACTTGCGGCTGTTGTTATATTGACATTATTAGCTGCATCTATTTTCTTAATTGTAAATCTTAACCTCTCTGAGTTAGCCGCTGCTGTTATGGTTAAATCTATATCCCCACTTGAAGTGTCGCATAAAGTTGTTCTGTAAGCGTTTGACATAGTACCGCTTGACGTTAGTGTTTGAATAGTCCTTAATGCTATTATCTTCTCATCTATTAAATTACCATTGATGTAAGTTACATCTGATTCACTTATACTTAAATTATCAGAGTTAATAAGAACTACATTACTAGCTTCCTCTCCGATAAAATTACCGTCTCCGCTTATGTGGATATTCTCACTCTTAGAGCTTACTATATTGTCGTTTCCTTGTATAGTTACCATCCTAGCATCAGGTGCTACTATGTTACCACTACCACCTACTACAATATCCATCTTCTTAGTGAATGAATTACCGTCTGTCATGTCGGTAGTTTTCATCTTTGGAGTAGGATATTCTACATCATCATCTGCTGCACCGATTATAGTTACCGTTGTAGGGCTAAACGTAGCCACCTCTTTAATCTTTACAAACTCGCATTTAGTTAAGCTGTCATTACTAGGATCAAAGTCTATAACCTTGTTTAGCCTCCAATAGCTGTTTTTAAAGTAGTATTGATTTCTAAAGTCTATATCATAAACATCTTTACTACGTAGTCTAAAATAGCCAGTAAATAAGATTGAGTCCTCACTAGTTATCTCATCTATAAATTGAGAGTGATAGATATTATAGATATTATTGTTGGTCCAGGTAATATCTTGCCAATTATCATTATAATATACTTCCTTAACTATTCCAAAATTCAAGTCAACACTAGGGTTAAACGGATCATCTAAGTGACCGCAATAAGGGTAAGTAAAAAATGAGCTTGTAGCACTAGCCCCTATGTGATTCCATTGCCCTCCGTTAATTGTCTTTAAGCCTCCATAGTATAATAATCTTATATTGGCTGCATACGGTTTAATATTGTTGCTGCTATCTACTTGGAATATCCTAGACATTACCATATCAGAGGCACCGCCATTGTCTGCTAATGGTGTAGGGCTGAATATTAACTCTGTTTTCTTTTCATTCTTTAAAAAATCGTTATTAACGTCCTCAATGTGTTGACCGTAAACCTCGCCATAAGTTGACTCATACAACTCGTTATAATAGTCTTTATCTTGCTTGTAAGAGTATAAGTATCTAGCAGCATCTAACACACCCATAGGTATAATGTCTTGCTCACTATCCTCATCTAGTTTCAACTCCCAATCTTCATTAGCGGAAACATAGAAGTCATTACGCGGCTCAATTAGATAGTTCTGTGCATTGTCTTTATCTTGCTCAACATACAAGTTAAACATCTTTACTATGCTACTTAGAAAGTCTTTTTGCTCAATCTCAACTGGTAGTACATTAGACATATTAACCGTACCACCCTCAATTACCGCTGTGTTATCTACTTTATTATAGAACGTGCTACCTGTCTTAACTTGCAGGTAATAGTCTCCACCGTATAGATTTAAACTACCATCTATAAAGCGTTCATTAGTTCCGTAAGTTTGCCATTGGCTAGAGCCAGAACTAGGGAAAAATTCTATCTCAACGGTGTCCCCTGCTGTTAATTGTAGTGAGTTAGTGTAAACGCTAAATAAGTTTGAGTAAGTGCTAAATTGAGAACCTAAGAATATGCCGTTAGGATCGGGCTGCGCTATCGTGTTAGCTGACTCGTAAGAAGTAGTAAAGGCTGCTATGTTTCCAAAGTCTATTTGTAATACTTGTGTGTTAACAGGGGTGCCGTTTATAAGTACCCTAGCCACACAATCTAACACGTCTGTAAATGTCGGAGTCATTGCAATACCTGGAGTATCAGGTACAAGTCTAACGCCTACATAGATTCTAGTATTTATTGAATAGATGCCGTTATCAGGAACGGTGTATTGATAAGCACCTGTGTCATAGTTACCACCGTTGTCAAAATTACCGCCCGTACTATCATCATCAAATTCTATCGTCTCTCTTAGTGCGCTTGTGGGTGTTGCTGCACTTGCGAACTCTATTTCTTGTTTTGCGCTGTTACCTGCTTGGAATAACTTAGCTTCTATCTCGCTGCTATCCATCTCTAAACGCTGTCTAGTGAATGGAACAATTAAAGACTTAAAGAATGTGCTATCAAAAAAAGTAGAGTCGTATGTATAGCCATGTGTGCTAAATATCTTATCTACTACCGTCTTAGCATACAAAGCAGGCTTTAAGTCTGTTACCTTAAAGTCTACCTGATTAGTTGAATATCCATAGTCTATTAACGGATATACATAACCGTTACCAAGCGCAAAGGCTACACTTCCAGCGTTCTCTATAATTGAAGTATCCCAGCTATTGTCTTGATTAGTTTTAGTATAAGCATGGTCAAACTCTGAAAAGTCTAACTCTGATAATTTACCTCTAGCAATATCAAAGAAGATATTTGACAGCTTACCGTAAATAACAATATCATAGCCGTATATCTTTGAGCCTTTTTGCGTTACCTTTTTTAATTGAGCCGATCCCTTAAACACTTCTATGCTATCTTGCAATACTAAGCAGTCAGCTTTTAGATTAGGATTGTAACCGCCCGATCTATTAACATTAAAAGCGTGTGTGAATAGCTTATTATTAGCGTCACTAGATGGTAGGCTAATAGTCTTACTGAATGACTGCTGACGTTTACTAGGTTCTCTAATATCTGCAATAGAAAAGTTAAGCGGAAAGGCAACCGCGTCAGAGGTATCTAGTAAAGTATTATCTATGTAAATTTCTACCACTTCTGTCTGTAACTATCGAATGAATACTCCGCTACTAATTCTAAATTAAATAGCTTGTCTACTTTGGTAATATCTTCCGTCTTTTGTGTTAGGCTAATACCACTAACCGCTATCATAGTATTATCAGGATATTCTAAATAGATAACGGGGCTATCAAATAACTCCCTAAGCCATAACGACTCTGCCTCTGTTATCCAATTACTTTTCAATGATATGCTTTTTTTAACGGTGGTATTATAGGACTTTCTTTGGTGTGTGCTTGTGGCTCTGCTAACCGCACCGCTTGAACGTGTGTACCCTGCACTCATGTAATTCTGTGTCTCCTTATCCCATTCAAACCTATTAACTAAATCAAAGCTAAAACTATCAAAGCCGCCTAGTGCGTTTTGAAAGTGTAGCACATACTTATCTAACCCTAGACAATCATAATCTATATTAAAGGTTCTAAGTTCACTTGTGGAGGTTATGCCCGTATCATACATCTGTATAGAGTAGCTATAAACATCAGCATCTAGTATTGGAGTCGCACCCGTTACAACTGCATCAACGGTTAGATTATTAATATTTAAACCACTTGCTATTCTAATATGATCATCTTCTAAAGCACCGCCTCCTCTGTTATTATTGTTTATCTGAAATTGTCCGTTGAGTGTTCCGTTAATATCATAGGTTCGTATCACAAATAAATGAGGGTAGATAGTTGACTCATCTGTAATCGCATAAAGCCAATGATTCATAGTATCAGATACCGTCCTAGTTAGTGGTGCGTTAGTTAGAAACTTATTAGCACCAGTCCCGTCTATCTCATAATCTGTATAGTCATAATCAATATAGCTTTCAAAGTCTAAAGCACCGTTTAACGCTTTAATTGTGTTAGTAGTTGCTAGTGCTGTGAAGTCTGTTATTGTACCAGCTACATCGTACTGCTCTCCGAACTCGATATAAGTCTCTACTATACTATTACCGTTCTCCTCTACAACCGTATCGGATAGCGTAGCATCAAAGTTAAAAGACAAATAAGACTGCACAATATCAGAGGTATTTACAAAGCACTCACTAAAATTAGGGTCTGCAGGTATTAAGTATCTATGTACATTTACACCATCTATGTATAAGTCAGCTATGTACTTGAATGAAGTTTGCCCCGTATTGGTAGAACTTGCTACATAGTCTATTGGATTGTATGCGTTAACTATACCGCTGTTTTGTTGCTCTATTGTTATTGCCATTATTTTACTATCTTAAATTCAAAACTCTTAACGAACTCAACTGCTAGTTCATCTATTAACCTTTCCAACTCCGCACCACTTAAACTATTCGTAGCCCATTTAGTCGCTCTAAGCCCTTTGTTAAATATAGACTTAGCAACTGCAAAAGGACTAATACCTTTAGACTCTGCATATTGCGCTAATGATTGCCCTCCTATTGTACTAAAGTTTGTTGGTGGCATCTTAGATTTATAACTGAATGGACTGCTAGTTGATTCTGAGTATGTAGTCTTTGCGCCTCTAACACCCTCATCTATGTACGTACCATAGTCAGCCCATGTGATGTCTAATTTAATGCCGTCAGGAGTTTGACTTAATGGTAGTGCGCTAATTGTCTGCTGTAAGAATCCGCTGTTGTCTGGTGCGTTACGTTTCAAGATGTCTATTAACTTAGTAGCTAATTCACTTAGGGAATCTGCTGCTGCCTTACCCACAACGTCTTGTACGTCTCTACCTAACTTTTCTATCTCTTTGTAATCTATCACTACACTAATAAATATTAATACATCATTAATGTAACAGGGTTACAAATGCGATAGCATTATGCCCCTTAAAAGTCCCGTGTGAAAACGGCAACGATAGTTGAAGAGTTTATCAAGCTGTTCGGGGAAAACAACATTTAAGTAATGTGAGTTCCCCGTTTAAACAGCTCATGAAAGTTTCTAATACCAAAATATTAAAGGAATCAGAATGTCTTATAATGTACTAGCTTAGATGCCTCCAAACTCTTATAAATTGCAATACGGCTGCAGCCGTTAATAATATTAAGAATATTTGCCCCATAATATACTTGCGTTTATTTATGCAAAATACAACAAAAATTTAATATAACAAAATACTACCTAACTTTTTTCTGACTTTGTTCTCTCTCTAATCTTTGTTTATCCTTTTGGAATGATAACATATTTAAAAACTCTATTACTGGTATGTTAAAAATAGCATCATACTTTAGTATATCCCCGTTGGCTAAGTTATCTATTGTCACTCTCCATCCGTATCGCTTGACAAACCATGCTGCGCTAGAATCTGCTCCCCCGTCTCCTTTAAATAATGTGCTATACTCGGCAATAAGGCTGTGTAAACTTTGCAAAAAAAAACAATGTTAGGATATACGTAGTTAATAGGCATCTGCTCAACTAACTTGAATTTGTCTTTATCTTTTAAATGCTTTTTGAATCGGGTAGTTTCCTGGAGTAACACACCACACAAGATAGGTAACCTCTCTAGCATCTCTAGTTCCGTTCCTTGTGATAACTCTGTGCTGTCTATGAATTGACCAGCTTTGATATCTCTAGCGTCTAGGATAGCCTTAAAACGTCTGCCCTTAAATCTAAATGACTTTTTAATAGGTGCATCAGGATAACCGTAAGCCCATGAATACTTCTTAGATAGCTCCTTAACTTTCTTGTAGCTTAACTCCCCTATCTCATCCTCTGACCTTCCTAACACATAGGCTAGTGTCTTAATCTGCTGTCTAACTGGATTACCTTGATTATCCTCTGCTATCCTCCTAAGTTCTATAAAGTCGTTTACCGTAATACCTTTAAAGCTCATACTAATAAATATTAATATGTCGTTAATGTAACAGCACAAAAAAAAGACCAGATACTGCAATATCTAGTCTTAATTGTTCTTTGATTAAAATTCAGCCCTACTGGAATAAGGCACTATGAAAGTACTAATCTACAACAAATATCCCATATAACAAAAAAGCCCTGCAATTAATGCAAGGCTAAACTATTATCTAACGCTCATAGAACCGAAAACTATGAGGTTTAAATACTGCCTACTCTATCAGCTTTTCGGCATCCGCTTTCTCTTTTAAGTAGATATCTATAACGTCCTTTGTCTTATTCAAGTCCGATATAAATTGCCCTTTATGTCTGCATCTTACTATTCTTTTAACTATATCAAACTCATAGGAATTTAACCCCCATTCATCAGCAAACTTATAAAGACTATCCCTACCCTTGTAATATGGTTTAGTGTTAGCCATTAAAAAGGAAGGTCTCCCTCTACAACCGTTTCAGCTTGTGGCGCTACTGCATCTACTTTCTCAATTCTCCACGCTTCAATAGTGTTGAAGTATTTAGTTACACCATCCTTAGTCCATTCACGTCCTCTGATGTTAATAGATACATCTACACTATCGCCTACCTTGTAAGTGTCTAGTATGCTTGTCTTATCTTGTGTACACTCTAGCTGAATGTATTGTGGATACTCTCCACTTGTTTCTACTACAAACTCACGCTTTTTAAACTTATCGCTTATTACTTGCGTGTCTTTGATTACTTTAATTCTACCTTGGATATTCATTACTTCTTTATTTTTAATTGTTCTACTTCTATGTTAAATTTATCTGCAATCTCTTGCATAGTTAATTCTTTTTGTTGTGGTATCTCTCTCATTTGTTCCCATTTAATATGGACGAAATCATCACCTGCTTGATATTCTTTTGTATAACCATCACACACAGTGATAAAAGGACTATCTGACCCCTCAATAGTTGTTAGATATATTCGCTTTTTCCATTTACGACTATCATGATTCCTAACCTCTACCCACTTAACAGGGCGTTTGTATTCTATGATCTTGGCGAGTTCCCATGTTCCGTCACAATTACGATGAGCTATCATGTCTCCCAGATTGACCCAAAAAGACCCGATCGCACTATGTATTGATTCATGGTTAAATTCAACTTCTTTGTATTCGCTCAATTCTTTAACCCTCTTAGCGTTCTTAAAATGCTTTTTTACTTCTTTTAATGTCATTGTTTTAGTTTTAAATTTAACACAATATACAAAATAATTTTAATGTACGTGATATTTACCGCTATTCTTTTTTCCTAGTTTGTACTCTGCTACATATCTTAGCGGATCAATACGGTGGTTAAAGTCATCTATTGGCTTATCTTTGTACTTACCTAACGCCCTATCCTTTTGCCATACATAGTTATTCATCTCTTTTATAAACTCCTCACTACCCTCTAGTATGTTAACCTTGTATTGTTGCACTAAGTCGATAGTTGCTCTAATACTATCTTGTCCTTTAGCGCTTGGACGTATTCTAAAGCCTTGTAACTTAATTTCTTTTATACTCTTAGGTTCTGCGCTATCTGCTACTATATCATGTTCCCTTGTTACTCCTAACGCTTTTAATCTATTGCCTATATCTTGGTTAGTCATTCCAGTTTCTCCAAATAACTCTTCGCACCATAATTGACCGTCTGCATAAACTACCCTAATGAGTGTACTAGGATCGTTAGTGAATCCAAAGTCCATACCGTAACACTCCCATTGATAATCTGTAGGCATAGCTTTACACGTTGACCAGTTAGTAAATACAACACCCTCACGCCTTGCTCTTTTGCCTAATCCGTAAACCTGCCATTTAAACTCATCCGCTGTGCCTTGCTCGATATTAAACTCGTTAGGCTCATAGCTCAGTATCTTATTCTTTGCCTCTGTACTTATAAAGGGATTGTCTCTAAACGTGCTATGAATATAAACCACATCCGAACGCTTTAATAGTTTAGTGTATATCCAATGGTCATCCGTACTAGGATTGTAATCTAATATCCATTTACCGCCCTCTGCTTGTCTCTGTTCTATTTGGTCAAAGTCATCATTCCCTGCTTCTATTGCTTCATTAATCCAAGCTAGGTCTGTCTCAACACCATGATATTTTTGAGCGTCATCTAAGCCGACAAAATGCATCTTGCTACCATTACCCCATTTGTAACTGAAAGGCGTTTTAGTTAGCTTTAAATCCATACCCGTACTATTAACAACCTTTCCGAATGAGTCTAAGATACTTAACCTTACCCATGTATATTTCTGACGTGCTGCTATAATATTAATACCAGGATTTGCTTGACCGTATGCTATGATAGCTTGGCAGATACTCCACGTCTTAGATGATCTACTAGACCCCTCTAACACAATGCCCCTAACGTCTGGATTGTTAAGGGCTTCCCATAGTTTAGTGAATACGGGCGTAACTTCTATGTGTATATCTCTACTCAATAGGCTTCATGTTTGTACCCATCCATTTAGTAGGCATCGGCTTAATTTCTTTTAAATCATACTCTAAATACTCCGCTATCCTTTTAATTACAGACTCGTAGTTATCCATTAAGTCATTGTAGTTAATTAATAAGAAACTTAAATCATTAGGCTTTAAATTGTACTCTATCGCTGTATTTAAGTACATATCATAAACCTCCTTACTACATCCTACATCTCCACCTAATATGTAATTGTCTCCACGTTTATAATACTTATTCCAACTCTCCACCCATTGTTCAAAAGGCTTATACATTACTATATTCTTATCATTTATACAAGTAGGCAGGGTGTGCTTTAGGCTCTGCTTTTCTCTATACTTACGCATTAGTATATTATTACCTATAACGTCTATCCTTTCATAGTTAGGGTTAAAATGCTCTCTTACTATCCACTCCATTAAATTAGTACCAGACCTCTCTAGTCCATATACTCTAAAAGGAACGCATCTATTTTCTCTTTCCATTCGTATTTGTTTGCGTAATTACAATTCTTATTAGGCACTAGATTCTTAGTTATCTTTGTGTCTTTCCATAGTACTAACTGCTTTTTATTCATAGCGGCAGCAGCGTGATATAATCCCGTATCATTAGATATAACAAACTTAGCACCTTTTATTAACGCTAGTGATGTCCTTATGTCTCCATAGAATCCGTTAAATATATTGCGCTTTCTATCTTCTTTGCTTCCTGTTCCTATTAAATCAGCCTTAGATTTTAGATACATCATTGTATCATTATCTATCGCTTTTAGATTAGTGTATGATATATCTTCATTACCGCTGCCATTTATGAACACACCGCTGTTAGTTTCTAAAGGCTCTACGTCATCTATAAAAGTGTGTGTGTTCTCGTCTATACTTCCTAATACTTGAATCTGAATGTATAGATAATCTGGCATATTATTCTCTCGACATATCAACTCACTACCAAACAGACGCACACCTTTAGGACTATCTATTACCTCTATGTAAGGGCTGTTAGTATAACACTCCTTGACATAATCACTATTGAAGTAGCATGGTATCTTATATCCACAATAATCGTATATCCTTTTTATAGTCGGTGTGCAGTTAATGAAATTACCAAGACCAAAATCTTTATCTTGTTCTATGTAAAATTCTTTGTCTGTTAGTTTCATGTCTTTAAATAAGTGAATGTGTACGAGGGTAATTTTTGCTTATTTTTACCCTTGATGTATTTATCATGTTAAATTATTCCGTTATTCTTTACACTAGCTTAATGTCATGTAAAGAAAATTATGATTGTTTTATCCGTCATTAACTATTGTTTTATCCCTTTGTGATGGTTTTATCTGTCTCTAAGTTTAATATCAATTTGCCAAATAAACCACGCAATGAAAATCATAGTCGTTTTTTTGACGTGACCATCCTTAATAATTGTTATAGATGGCAATAAGTCAAATATTAAATATCTGTTTTTCTCGTATTTCTTAATTAGTTTCATCTGTCTTGGTTTGTTGGTGTTCTCTGAATTTAGTTAAAACTTTAAGAATAGGATCATTAAATATAAGTGCTTTAGCGTGTCCGTAATACCCCATTAATGACTGCATATTATTCTTTTCAAGAAACTCAATCAATTCACTTTCGGATTGCTTACCTAGCCTATACTCAATCTCCCTCGCTACATTCCTCAACTCTCCAGAAGTAAAAGCCGTGTTTGCTTTCTCTCTGTTCTCATCCATTAGCCACAAGTAAAGGCGTTTTAATTCGCTTTCGGGTTGCGGTGTGAGGGATTCTTTTAGTGACAGGACTTTTCCGTACGCTTGAGATAACTCATTTTTATCAATGTGGCTCAACGCTTGATCTATTAATTCTTCTGCTTTGTTCATGTCTTTTTTTATGCAATATAGTAATTATTATTTAACTCATACAATTCTATCTGCTTTTTATACACCTCCTCGTTAGCCTTCAAGTTCCTATCCTTAAACGCTCTATACTCAGACGTGCGCTCATTACTATCTACTAAGTGTAAACATCTAACAGGTAAGTAATAACTATCTATCCCGCTCTTAGTTATTCTGTAATTAAAATCACTATCCCATTTTCCGTACATCTTATACGCTTCATTAAAGTAACCAACCGTATCTAATAGCTCAGAACTAAAGAACCACGTGCCAAATACAAAGGGACATTTAAACAACTCAAAACCGTTGAATGATGCCACGCTTTTATCATCTTGAAGTAACCCCCAATCATAACCAAGTAATCCCTTATTGCCTGATAGCTCATGTACCTGCTTATACAACGCTAACCAATTATTAGGTAGCATTAAATCTGATCCAATCACTACTACATAATCATACTCTTGCTCCTTAACAAGTCTTAGCATGACATTGTAAGCTGGTGGATTACCTACATTCTTAGCAGCCTCACAACTCCATACAGGATTGAATCCCTTAATTAAGTCTTTTATCCTATCGTTAGAGCTTCCATTATCCCACCAGAATAAATCAAAGTCTGCACCTGCATTATTCAAGGTTACATCTAAAGCTACTTTAGTATGGTGGAATCTGTTTATAGTATTTAGTATTACTGCTGTTCTCATTAATTTAAATATATTTTACCTAAGTCGTATTTGTGTAGATTATAACCACCGTACATTATAACGCCCTCAATCATAAAGTAAGGGATGTTAGTTAGCAGGAATCGTTGAGTTAAATTATGATACTCTACTACGGGATACATCTGCTCTAAATCATAATAACTCTTCATAAAGTCTTGCACGTTTACCTACCTCATTATCTAAATCATACTCCTTACTCACATCTGCAAATAAATTACCTGCTAACTCCTTACGTCTATCCTCATTCATTAAATCACTTATAGCATCTGCCCACTCTCCAGGATTAACTAAATGGCTATTGTACTCATTACATAAGTAAGTATAAGGCTCTTGATTAGAACCTACAAACGCACATCTATTATAACCAGCTTCAACAGCTTTCAATTCAGACTTACACCTAGTAAACTCATCCTTAAATAGTGGTGCTATTAGTACATCTATCCTAGTATAAAAAGCACCGTAACATTCAGCAGTTAAACTAGGGTACGCATCAAAGTTTTTGTTATTGCCGTTATCAGACATTATCTTACACATCTCATACGCTTCTTTGTGGTGTGCAAATCCGTAATAATTCAATTCAACGTCTAACTTAGCTATCTGTTTAAAGTCATCCGCTATACTTTGAATGTCTTTTAAGTGGTGTGCTGCACCCGTATAGCCTACCCTTAACTTATCGCTTGGTGTTTTAGTGTCACTCCACGTCCATTGCCTATCCCTATAATCTACGCAGTTCTTAATTACATGGACGTTCTTATTGTATGGTAATACCTTATCCCTTAAAAAAGGAGTAGCGCATAGGACAATATCTGCAGCCCTAAGACATTTAACCATACGTATTCTGAAACTCTTTTCGTATTCCTTGTGCAAGTCGTGGTACTTTGGTAACTGCCAGTAATCATCTACATCAATAACCAGCTTACACCCTGCTGCCTTAATCTCGTTTATAGTCTTATCTGTATAGTCCTTACCTTTGTGAGATGCTACGAGTCTGTTAAATACTACTATGTCGTATGGCTTTAAATCCTCTGTTAAGTCCTTACCAGTATCTATCATTGGCGTATGGTGTACTTCAAACTTATTAGGGTCTAAGTAATTATGTGGCATTAGTCTATAGTTAAATATACCGCTACCTTGATACCCTACGTATAGTATTTTAATCATATCTTTCAAAAAAGTCATTAGCAAGTTCAATACCGAACTCTATAGCTTCATACATTATCCTGCCTATAAATCCTAATACTATAAATGGCATCCCTACCACAATTAGTAAGGGCTGTGTAAATATTTTAATCATTACTCTTTTCGTTAAAGTAAAAGTTAGTCACATTAGTAGTACCTCCTTTATCCGCTTCAGGATCATCTAGCTTCAATAACCTAGCTATCTCTTTATAAGCTGCTATCTTATGACTGTTATTAGTCTGACTCATTAACCTATAGAACCGTCTAGTCTCATCCTTAGAAGCGTCCTTTAAGTTAGCTAAGTCAAAGACCTCATCCGCTTGGTCAACTATCTTTAGTAGCCCTCTTACAATAGTATCTAAGTCTATTTGATTCCTAGCCTTTGCACCGTCTCTAATCTCTTGAATCCTTGCCTTAATATTGTCCTCAGCTATTAAGTGTGAAGCCTTAGATGGTATCCAATCCGCTTTAGGGTCTGTAACGTCATACGCTTGTCTATACGCTTCTGATTGATTCCCTAGTTTAACTACTAGCTGTGCGAACTTCTCTTGCTTATCTGTTAGGTTACTCATTCAATATAATTTTAATACATAAACCATTATCAGTCCAAAACCATTTACTGCTCTTTACAGACCTATTAAACATATCCTTAACCTCTTTAACTCTTTTACTTAATAGTTCATCAGGTGTAACCCCTCTTAGTTTAACGTGGTTAAATCCGTATAGTTCTGCTACCGTATTATAAAGCATCTATTATCTTTTTATACGCTGGATATACTTCTGTTAACACACAACTAGGGCAAGACTTATTTACTTTTGCGCCAGTCTCAGCTATGTATGCTGTGAATAACTCAGTTCTTATTAGTCCATTCCTACATTGATTCTCTTTTAAGCAATGTAGTATGTAATCCTTATGCTTTATTGCTAACTCTCTCATTTAATCGGGTTAAAATGTGGTATCTCTATTTCGATATATTCAACATCATCAAAGTATGCTTCTGTGCTGTTATCATCAAACGTAATGCCTTTGCCTATCCCTTTTGGATATACTAAATGGGTAAAGCACTCTAAATTATTATCATAAATAATCCCATCAATGCATCCTTTATTGAAGTAGTTTATCTGCACCCTATTGGACTTATACCCTCTAGCCTCTAATATAGACTCGTAAGACACTACTTCTAAAGCATCATTAAATAATATTTCCTCTAATTCACTCACGAATTAAACACGCTAAATAGTACCCAAATAGTAACACCGATACTTACCAATGTTAAGAATAATTGTAATCCCGTTTCTTTGTTGTCTTCGCTCATAATTTATCTATTTTATATTTTTTTTATGCGTCTACATTCAGCAATATAGGTATGCGTATAATGTTCGCCCTTTTTTGTTTTAACTATCAGTTCATAAGTTATGTTCACATAATTATACCGCTCACCCACACAAACATTACAGATTCTATCAACAACGTCCAATACTTTCATTCCGTCCACCTCGTCTCCTTTTTTAATAACTGGGTCAAGCATCATAAGTATACTACCCAAATCTTCAGCCCTAGCCTTGTTTATATCCTCCCTTAACCTTTTATATCTCCTATTAAATATCATGTCAATCTGATTGTTAATTTAGTTAATACTACATTTATAAATATCAATACTAATAGGTTAGGGCTGTTAAAACATATCCCAATCGTTAACCAAAAAGGAACGCAATGACTACAAGCTAATTTAGATACTAAAAACTTAATCCAACTCCTTAGATTTAATCTGTTAGCGTGGTACATTGCTAATCCTGGTAACGGTGTGAGTAACCAGAAGTAACTAATAATCGCTGGAGTTAAATCTATCTCTAAACTTTCTAACATATCTAAATGCTGTTTGATGGTTAATACCTACCTCTCTTTCAATGGCTCTAAAACTTCCTAACTCTGCATACAACCTAGTCATTAATACTTCTAATCGTGGTGCATCTTGTTTGACCTTATTGTAACTTACTAGAAACGTCTCAATGTCTATCGGCTCATCTAAAAACTCCGCTTCATAACTTAGCCTATCTATTACAAAATGCTTTCTATACTTCCTATAAAAAGGGCTAGTGCTACTATTCCACATTCGATTAAGAACAGAGAAACAACACAAGCGCACTAAATCTAGTGGATGGCTCATGTCTTTAGCATTATCTAGCATAGATTGAATCTTTTTAGGATCGTACTCTAGCATAGTTAAACAAAACTCCCCGTATAAATCCCCTGCAAAATGTGTTTGCCCGTCTCTAGTCGTCCACTTATTACACAGCTTTAACCATGTGTCATCTGTAATTACTTCTTGTACCGCCTCTTGTGGACTCATGTGTGGCAATATAACGCTTATTTTTTAAATAGGTTGCAAATGTTAATAACTTTATATCCCTTTTAACTCACTCTTATTAACCTTAAACCGCTTACTAAAGTCTTTATTATAACTCACTAACGCATAGTCATGCTCTTTAGGCTCGTATTTAATATACACTAATTCCCCTTTATACTTTGCTCTCATAGTTTCTCAATTTCTCTTCTTAAATCGTTATAGTAATCTCTTATTCGGTTGTTATAATAATGCTCTGAAACATCTGACTCCATTTCATCAATACAAATTAAAGCGCATTGTTTGGCTTGATGATATTTATTTATACCTATCACCCCACTATCTTCGGTTATGCCAAAGCCCTCATTATAGATAAACCTTTCAACTAACTCTTTTGCTTTCTCTTCTGCTCTCATATCTCCTTTATAAAATTATCGTAAATCTCTCTAAGTTCTGGATTGAATCCGTCTAAAGCGTTATCAACAGCCTTAACTCCGTTAATTATTGTAGCGTGATTCTTGTTAAAAGCATCAGCAATCTTAACTAAACTAAACCCGTAAGTCTTGTTTAGTATGTGCCATAGAGACTGCCTAACATAAACATACTCTCTAACTCTATCCCCTTTTTTAGGTATAGGATGCATAGATAATAAGCTGTCTATATTCATCCCTTTCTTTGTTCCGTAATCCTTTAAGATTTTACGCCAATCAGATAGCGTCCTGCTTCTGTTAACTGCTCTATCCCTAGCCTTAATATCTAACCCCACGTATGTTACTGCATTAACCATTAGCTACCTCCTCTAGTTCTTCTCTAAGTTCATCACTCATCTCATATCCAGATAATAATTCACCCGTTCTATGAGTCCCCTGTTTTAAATCGTTTACTAATTTCTCGTAGTCTCTGTGCTTCTTAGTTAGGAATGGCTTTTTATTTTTATCAAACTCATCGCTCTCATCTTCTCCGAAAGCGCCTAACTCATAAAAACCTGCTAACTTAAGAACGGCACGACTCATTGCTCTTTTCTCTGCCATCGCTACTGGATAACTATTTGTTGTATTGCTAGGGCTTGACTCTCCAAAGGTTTGAATAGTTCTATCGCCATGACTTGCAAAAGCTTGTATAATAATATACTTGTTGTCCTCACTTGCTTTGCAGATATCGTACTCTATCTTAATATTCTCTTTAGCTTGTATCTTATCAATGCCTGATCTTGTTATGATCGTATAAAACTTATGCTTAAAATAATCATCTTTTGTCAGTTCGTACTTTTTGTACAGCTGGTTTAATCTCTCTGAGTTGTTCATCTTCTTTTATTTTATTAATTAATTCTAATTGATAGTCAGTTAATTGTGCTTCATGCTCACGTACTGACATGAATAGTAACTTACTTAATCCCATTACATAAACTTATTCTTAGGTCTGTCCTCGCCATAAAGATAAATACCCTCCAACTCGTTAACCTTAATTATTAATTCTATCTCTACATCTTGCAGTTCCTTTTTTAAGTCTGCTAAGTGTTGCAAGTCATCAGGAATTATAATATCCGTTGGGTCGTCTCTAAACGCTTTATTCATTGCCGCTTGTAGTCTTAAAATCTTTCTTTCTAAATATTCCATTGTTCTTTGTTTTAATGTTTAGTCAAATATAATACTATTTTTTTAATTAACACTATTGGATATTAATTATTTTTTCATTATATTCCGCCCATGAGAAGAGCAGCAAGAGTAGACGCTAACCAAAATGAGATAGTAAACGGACTTAGAAGAGTAGGCGCATCCGTATTAATAACCTCACAGCTTAAAAACTGCTTTGATATTCTAGTCGGATATAAAGGAGTGACGTATATCATGGAGATTAAAGACGGCAACCAACCACCGAGTAAACAGAAGCTAACACCAGGAGAACAGAAATTTAAAGATGAGTGGCGTGGTGGTACTTACCATGTAGTGAATAGCTTAGAATCTGCTTTGTCTGTTCTATTCGATTGACATTTGCACTCTATACTTATAATCCCTCATCAACTTCCTTAACGCTTTACACTTCCTAGCTGTGTCAAACTCTAACCACCTAATGTTAATCACGTCATTCTCTACGCTTATAAAATAGGGAGTGCGTTCTATTAGCTTTAGTAGTTTGCTTTGCTCTCTGGTCATAACATACGATAACGAATTATAAAAATCATTAAAACGCTGTCTATATTTTAGTTGTAAACAATGCTAAGTTCTACCATCAAACACCACCACCATAGAGTCGTGCATTCCAGCTTTGCC